ATCAGCTACAAGCCCGAGACTGGTTGCTAAGGCTCCGTCAATATCGAGCACAGCGGCACCTGCGGGGCTGACAGAGGCAGTAATTCCATTGGGATCAGCCGCAGCAGGGGTAGCGGTATAACGTTTAGGTCGCGGCATTATGCGGTCTCCTTAATCTTTTCGTCCTTGGGAGTTGGGATAGTGCTAACCAAATCGGAAAACTTTCCGGTGTATCCCTTTGGCCCGACGTGTGAAATTTCAATAGACGGGTCTATCCAGAGATCGAACCCGGCTTCCTTGGCCTTACGGCAGAAGTAGATGTCCTCACCGATGTACTGGTGATCGTCTTCATCAATGCCAAAATGGAAGAACGCGGTGACATCGACCGCTTTCTCATCGCCGGTTACGTCGGTATCGAAATAGGACGAAAGTTTGAGCTTGCTCTTCATGACCTCAAAGACATGACGTTTTATGAGCATGAACCCTGCGCCAACGCCATCGATTCCGAAAAGCCGGTTGGTTTCTGGATCGATGACAATGGTTCCGTCGTCTTTCTTCGACATGAGAACGCTGAAGCGGACATAATCGTCCGTCTTGAGACGGTAGGCCCCCGCAACAACGTCCTTAAAGTCTCCCCAAGCGACAAGCTTCAAAAGCTCTTCCGGCCTGAACACGATATCTGAATCAAGGAAAACCAGATCAGTAGCGTGTTTCATGCCAAGAAAAATCTCCACCAAGGCATTACGGGCCTTCGACACAATCGAAGACCCACCCTGATAGATCAGGCCCCACTCAACTCCAGCTTTCTGGAGTTCTCGCCCCGCGACAATTATCGCGCCAACGGTTTCAGCGTGAATACTGCAATCGTAAGTCGGGATCGCAAAAATCACACATCGTTTCTGAGCAGGGCCGTCCCTCATTTTCCCTTCTTTCTGGCGGGCATGTCGCCCACCACTTTAAGTGTTGGCGCTACTTTTTGAGGAGCAGCCCTTGGCTCTGGAGCCTTCTTTTCAACGGCAACAAAATGGCCGTTTTCGTCAGCTTTCATAAGCCCCCGGTCGATGGCGTCCTGAATAACGTCATACCCTCTAAGCTTCTCTGCCACCATCACCGCTCCTGAGCCGCACCGATATAATCGATGTAGGCTACCTTTGTCCCGGTGGCGACACCGGAAATATGGTAAAATCCAAGACCCATGTTCTCATCGGAATTGATGTTGGCGGTGTGGTTCGCGACCCAGTTACCGTTGATGTAATAGTCGATGCTGGTTGTCCCGTTGACCATAATACCGAACTCCATCCACGTATCATCAACCATGCTGATCGCGGTCGTGGTAGTGCTGGCGGTCTGAACAGTGTCCGCCTCATTCACCGCAACAACGAGCGCAGTTCCATCGGCCTTGGTGAACATGATGTGCTCTGCCGCAGTCAGCATGGCCTCGGGATTGGTTACGAATGGTTGGACAAGCCCAACAGCCATCTCGCTCTGAGTGGCATCGCTGAGCTTAATTCTTGCCCACATATGAAGCTTCTTATTGGCGACCGGCAACCAAGGCAGGGCAATGGTCTGAATGGACCCGCCGTCATCATCGGTAGTAGCCGCTGAAGTCAACGTCACAACGCCATTCGGAAGGGTCGAAGAAAGAGCAACCGTCGCACCAGCGTCCTTGATAACAGTAAAATTGGTCGCCAGCGCCTGTGGCTCAGTAAAGTCGGCGTGAAACATCGTGTAGTCGAGATTCAGGGCGGCTGGAACACCCTGCAAAAATGGTTTGGTTTTGCTGTACGCAAAGTGAAGCGGGCCAGAGAAACTTGTCTTAGCCATAATACCCTCCATGAAGGTTGTCCTACCGTCTTCATGGCGTCTGCTTGGTCAGTCGGCAGGACTGGTTTACCAAGAATACCTGAGCCTACTCCATAACTATTGGCGCAGCAATAAATAAGGGGAGAGCCTGAGCCCTCCCCTTATAGAACCAACCCCAATACTGAGGGCTGTTAGTTATGCGCCCGGCGACCCGTAAATTCCGAGGTAATCACTCCACCCAAAGCTGTAACGCTCGCGGGCTTTATACCTTACGTTGCCGGTGTCGAAGTCACCATCCATTGACGTAGACAGCCCCACACGCGTGAAGTGCTTTCCGCCATTGGGAATGTCGGTCTTGAGGAACCACGCATCCGTGTCCGTCAGGTAATGGTTTACGCAGTAACCACCACTGATGGTGCCGTTGCTAACGATGGCGTTTACATCGTTGTCAGCGGTCCCGACACGGAACTCCGTCTTCAGGAGGCGTGTGGCGACGAACTGAAGCGCGGGCGGGATGATCAGCTTGACCGGGCGAGCCGCGATCAAAAGACCACGTTCATCCACCCAAGCCGCAATGTTGATCGTTGCATCTTCCAGCGATGTTTCATTGAGATCAACTGCCGTTGTCGGTTCGTTGGCTACGGTGCCGCCAGAAACGAGCGCATGGTTGGTCGCCATAAGAGCGAGGCCATCACCCGCAACGTAGGTGGCATTGAAGCCATTATTAAGCGGATACACAGCCTTCACCTGCTTGGTGTAAGCCATGGCCCGCGCCAGCGCCTTGGTATAACGAGACGAAAGACTATCGTAGAGATTGTCTTCCATGGCCTCCTCGGTGATCGAGAAGCCCATCGCGATGGTCTCGTGGTCATAACGCTGAGTGAAGGATTCTTGCGCGTTATCGTAAGTGATACCGTCGCCTTCAGCCTTCACGGGCGCTTGCCCGAAGCCACTGAGCTTGGTCTCTTCTTCGAACGAACGATCTGAAGATTCGCTGTCGTAAATCTCCGTGTGCTCGTCCATGTACTTCTTGTACTCAAGGCCAAATAAGGCGTTGAGGCCGGGGAGCAATTCCTTGAGTAGGTTAGCTCTTGAGATGCCTGCCATTTGTCATGCCCCCCCTTATACGCCAGCGGCGGTGATCATACGGTGATCATTCGGATTAAGAATGACCAAACAATCCGTATATTCGTCACCGACAGCAGAATCAGGTCCAGTAGCAAAACCGATGATCCGGCAGGTTTTCGTGGTAACGGAGTCAGAAACATTGGCTCCGTCGAGAGCGACCTTGGACATCCCGATTGCAGTGTTCCCTGCCGTCTGAACAACGTCGATGTTCAAAAACATGGAAGTCTGCGGGATGGTCGTGCTGGCCTGCACCTGAAAGATCATGTGCGGGTCATCAACGACCATAGCGGTCGCGGTTGCGGCAGTAGAGGCGAGCCACATGTTGGAGTGAAGTTTATAGTTCAGGGTCGGATCGGTGTATTCACAACCGAGAAAGACCCCAACGGGGTTACCGGCAGTCGTCACCGTGTATTTCTCAAGCGTACCCGCCTGCACGACGGTGACAAGATCACCGTAGAAAATGCTGGTACCATAAGAAGCGGTCATGGTGTACGGACGAGTAATGCCCGAAGCATAGCCACCGCTGCTGAGAGAGCGCACAGGACGAAAACCGTAAGGTGCCGCTGAACGCGCCATATTACGTCTCCATATTTAGCCGCTACGAGGACGGCCTTTGCCAAAAGAAACCTCCGTCTTCCGTTCCGGTTCAAGGAGCGGCATACGGGGGTCATTTTCACGCATGAAGTTGTTGTCAACGCTGTCCATTTGCGCCCTGTTCTGTTTCGCGTAATACTTTTCGCGAGCAGCAACCATTTCACTCGACGCCCGACACAACATAAGACCACCGATTTCGATGGTGCCGTTTATGTTGCCCTTGTCAGAAGAGACCAGCATGATTTCTGGATAATCTTCGGCAAGGCACATCTCCCAGCCTTCCCGCATCCGCATGGACATATTTCGCGGATCAGCCTCGTTAAGCGTGGAGGCTCTGACCCAACGATGCTTGTAACCATCGCGAGGAAGGGGGTCTGGAAGATTGGAGGGTGGTCGATACTGAAACTCTTGGGGTTCACGTTCAACGTTTTCGCGGGACTCCGGCCCGGTGCGCTCAGCCATTACTAGCCATCTCCTTGGCAACTTGTGCGGCGTATTGTTCTAAAGTTAGCCCAAGCCGTTTAGCGAGTACGACTTGAGTGGACGTAAGCTGCACTTTGCGCGGGGCTTTGCCTCCCCGTGTAGGCGCGGCCACAGGGGCCGATTTTCGGGCAGTCGCAGCAGGTCGTCCTTCGTCCTGCCCGAAGTAATCAGGAAACGCTGCATGAAGCGTATCGTTGATTTTGGTGTAATACTCGTCGTGAACGGTGGGGTCGTACCCCTCCTTGACGAGCTTTTCATGAAGCCCCA